CAATGAACAGTGGCTCCTAGATGAGACTGAAAAGTTCTGCAAGGACAAAGCAGTCTATAACGCTATTATGGAATCAATTGAAATCATTGATGGTAAGAAAGGGGATAAAACTCAAGGTGCAATCCCAGAACTATTAGCAGATGCCCTTGGAGTAACCTTTGATAATCACGTTGGACACGATTTCTTAGAAGATTCCGATGCTCGATTCGATTTTTACCACGCAAAAGAGGAGAAGATTCCTTTTGATATTGAATATCTGAATAAGATTACCAATGGTGGAGTCACTCGAAAATCTCTTAATATTCTAATGGCAGGTACTGGTGTCGGTAAGACAATTGGTATGTGTCATATGGCAGCCGCTAATTTGACGTTAGGAAAGAATGTTCTATATGTCACAATGGAGATGGCTGAAGAAAAAATTGCTGAACGTATTGATGCAAATCTACTCGATATAAAACTAGATAATCTGAAAGACCTTACAAAGCCAATATATGATAAGAAGATGGAAAACCTTAAAACTAAGATTAAAGGTAAACTAATCATTAAGGAATTCCCTACATCACAGGCTCACACAGGTCATTTCAGACATTTATTGAATGAACTGGCTCTGAAGAAAACCTTCAAGCCAGATATCATTTATGTAGATTATCTGAATATTTGTGCATCTCAACGACTTGCTGGTTCAAATTCGGTTAATTCTTATACGTATGTCAAAGCAATAGCCGAAGAATTACGTGGACTAGCAGTTGAATTTAATCTTCCTGTTTGGTCTGCAACTCAGACTACTCGCTCAGGCTTCGGTAATTCCGATGTAGGGTTAGAAGATACATCTGAAAGTTTCGGTCTGCCAGCAACGGCTGACCTCTTCCTCGCTCTTATCCAGACCGAAGAATTAGAAGAACTGAATCAGATTATGGTTAAGCAGTTGAAGAATCGACACGGTGATATTGCTCAAAATAGACGTTTTGTTATAGGCATCGATAAACCTAAGATGAAATGGTACGATGCAGAGCAATCAGCACAGGAAGACATCATAGGCACTACCTCCTCGTCCACCAGTCATATTAAGACATATGAGCAGGCTGAGTCGATGTTCTCTGGTGGCAAGAAAAAGTCATTTAAAGATTTTAAGATGTAATGACTGAAACTTATAAATATGAGATATAGAGTAGTTTACTCAAGATTTGAGGCCGTTGATGAAAAAATTTAGTACATTTTTACGCACAATACACGAGGCAAAAGCCAAGCCAGCAGAAAAAGAAGTCAAAGATTATTTGAGTGCGTTACTTCAACCTCTCGGAATCGATGTGACTGCAGGCGCTAAAACTGGTGTATCGTGGCACGTTAGGGCAGCCGTTGGTGTTGACCCAGTTGCTTTCTTCAAGCAATTCAAAGATATTAAGATTAAAGACAGTACGGAAAATTGTTCTGGCACATATGATACGTTTGATATCACTATTGCAGACGTTGGTAAGACATTGTTTGTTAATCAAACAAGGTCAGCAGGTGATACTAAATCACAATCCCTTACAACTAAGCAATTGACTCCAGATGCGTTTCATCTTGGTGGACAAGAACTTACTCCTGGCGAAATCAAGAAAGTGGTTAAAACCTCTATCAAGTCAATGAATAAATTGACTGAAGATACGAAAAAGTTTCTTTTAGCCCTCTTAGAAAAAGCAGATGAAAAGGGAAAGTCCATTGATATCTCTGACATACTACCACCCGATGAAGTTTCCAAAAGAGATTTGGCAACCATCTCAAAAGATTTCGGTGAAATTCTTGCTGGCATCTGGGCGTGTAGGAATATTGGATTTACTAAAGCGTATTTTCCATCGGCAATAAATGAACCTCTTGCAGATTTTTATGGCATTCGAGGTAAAATAAGATATCCAATTTCAGTAAAGTCTGGTGGTGGAAGTTCTACTACTGTTGGTAATTTAACAGATGTTCTTGAAGAACATATGAAAGACCCAGAATATATAAAGGGTTTTAGTAAAACGGAACAAAAATTACTTGATGTGTTATTCATATTAAAAGATGCTTCCGTTATGGAAGGTATTGTACAGAGTAACAGCAAACTACAGACTCCAGGTTATAAAGCATTGTGTAAAGCAGTGGGTAGTAAACAACCAAGCCTCAATCACATTGACACTTGGCTTCATAGTTTTAAGACAAATTCACAAATTCAGAAAGCCCTTGCTCCATTCCACGATACTATGAACAAGCAAGTTGATAAGTCAAGTTGGACTAAACTGAAGGGTAAAGGAATTATTGGCTTCGTTATAGGCCCAATGGGACATCATCTTACAGAAGTATTAACAAAAAAGTACGATAAAGAGTTGACAACGATGGTCAGACAGATTACACTAGTACAACTGAACATTGATGTTAAGAAGAATACCTTGGTAGCAAAACACGAAAAATTTAAGAATCTAAAATTTAAGTTCAGTTGGGGTGGTGGAGCACCTAATCCTAACAGAAATAAAATTGGCTTTAAGGTAGGAAAATGATAAAATTTAAAACATACTTAGCAGAAGAAAAACTTACCCATCTCACACATTTGGAAGATGCTATCTTCAATGATGGCTATGATGGTGGAGTAGAAGCACTCAAAATTCTGAGAGGAGTTATTAAAACTCTTCAAGGAAATACTAAGAAAGGGCTTAACATCACAAGTAAAGTTGATGGAGCACCTTCGATTATTGCTGGAACTAATCCAGAGAATGGCAAATTCTTTGTTGCTACCAAAGCCCTATTTAACAAGAATCCAAAAATTAATTACACACCAAAAGATGTTGATGATAATCACGGTCACGCCGCACAGTTGGCAGACAAGATGAAAATCGCCCTCAAATACTTTCCTCAATTAGGAATTAAGGGAATTTGGCAAGGGGACTTTATGTTTGTTGATTCAGACATTAAGAAAGAAACCATCGATGGTGACAAATATATTACCTTTACACCTAATACTATCACTTACGCTGTACCTGTTGACCAACCTCTAGCCAAGCAAATGACATCGGCAAAAGTTGGAGTTATCTGGCATACGTCATATACTGGTAAAACAATTGCAGACCTATCGGCCGTATTTAACGTCAATACTAACCAATTGAAGAAATCCAAAGACGTATGGGCGGGTGATGTTAATTTCCAAGATGTATCAGGAACTGCTACTTTAACCGCAGATGAATTGAAATCTGTTAATAAAGACATTGCGGATGCAGAAGCAGATTTGAAAAAACTTAATAAGAATGCAATGAAAGTTCTATTCCACAACGCAGATAAAGAAGGAACCATATCATTCAATCTAAACATCTATATCAATTCACTAACGAGGGACGGCAAAGGATTCGTCAACAAGCAAAAAGCAGTTGGTGGTTTTATCGATTTCATTAGAAAGCGGTATCAGCCTAAGATTGATAAGTTGAAATCTGACAAAGGTAAAGCCAAACAACAAGCCGAACTCGATGCTATGATTAAAACAATCAACAGCGATAGGAAAATGGGAAGCACTCTTGCTTACACTATTGAATGGCATAACAGTGTTGCCAATATCAAGTTGGCTATCATTAAGAAGATGGAACAGGTATCCACTCTGCCAGCATTTATTAAAAAGGGTAGCGGATATGAAGTTACTGGTCCTGAGGGATTTGTAGCAGTCGACCATCTTACTAATCAAGCAGTGAAATTTGTTAATAGGCTTGAATTTAGTCGAAACAACTTCAATGCCATAAAGGACTGGGGAAAATAATGCAATCGTATCTCCAATTTCTTGAAGAAGCAAAAGGCAAACCAGTCGTATTTACGTTTGGTCGTTTTAATCCTATTACCTCTGGACACGAGATAGCGATTAACGATATCATTAAACAAGCGAAATCGAAGGGTGGAACTCCAATGGTGTTCACTTCTCAGACACAAGATAAAAAGAAAAATCCATTATCCTATAACGACAAAACTAAATTTATGAAAAAGTTTTGGGGTAAAATGTGTATTAAGGACTCCAAAGTGCGTACTGCCTTTGAAGCATTGAAATGGTTATCTGATAAAGGATATACAGATGTTACGATGGTTGTGGGAAGCGACAGAGTTGCCCAATTTGAGAAAAACATTCGACCATACATTAAGCACAAAGACAAATCAAAATCATACGAATTCGATAACTTTGAAGTCACCCAAGCGGGTGTCGCCAGAGGAAAATCAAACGCAATGAGTGCCACTCTTATGAGAGGGTATGCGACAGATGGAGACTTGGAAACATTTAAAACTGGTGTTCCATCGATGGCAAAAGACAAAGATGCAGAGGACTTATATAATGCAGTCCGTAAAGGGATGGGCATTAAAGAAGAGAAAGATACACCATTCTCTGATTACCTAATAGAAGAAATTACTAAAGTAGATTTAAGTCAAGTAGAGAAATTTGCTGATAAATTGTTTGGGCAAGTAGGAATTGATGTAGAATTTACAAGGCACTTCCTCGACCGAGCAAATGATAAGCGTAATGGAAAAGATATCAATGTAGCAGAATTGGTACGACTATTCAGATTGACATACAAAAAGTATGGCAAGAAGATTCCAAAACTTGGACCTGATGCTGAAGCCGTATTAAATGATACACAGACAGAAATAAATCTTCCATTTATACTAAAGTATGATGAGAAGAGCAAGGAATTTGACTTAGTATCCAAGACCGTGATGCGTAAGAAAGATTTCAAAACCTCTGACCCCAAGTTAAGAGTATAAATAGTATTATGGAACATAAAATAACACTCATTTGGAACAAGATTAGACAATCTAAAGACACCTTTACTAAGATAGCCCTTGTTAAAGAAATGGATGATTTAGTAACAAAGTATAAAAATGAATTGGCTAAAAAGTTTCAAAGAGAGACAAAATGACTAATCTTAAAGAAACAGCAAAAGTTCTTCTAGAAGGCAAGACTGGACAGATAGACTCAAAAAGTGCCGACCCTTCTGACCCAACAGTAATGATTCGTGGATTCGGTTCTATGCTATTGAGTCAATTAAAGAAGGATGTCGAGAATAAACTAGCAGATTTAGTTAAACGGGCAAAGCGAGATGATTTTGAGAAAGCGTGGTTTGAGATGGGTAAAGGACGAGTTCTTCCCCATTTCCTTCAAGCAATTCACGATTCAGAGGAAGATATGGCCAAAGGGCCTTGGAAAACTCGCATAACGAATTTTAAGAAGAAGAATAAATGAAAAATTTTAACACATATCTTGTCGAACAAGAACAATTAGAAGAGAAGTTAATCCTTCTTTCTAATGGTAAGAAGTATGGACAGATATGTTTCTTGGCTGGTGGTGCAGGTTCTGGAAAGGGGTTTGCGGCTGCCAATTTCTTAGAGAAAGAAAAATACAAGGTTCGTGATGTTGATGAGTGGAAAAAGATATTCTTGAAAATGGCTAATATGCAGAAAGACCCTGCTAAATTCGACAAGAATAATGTATTCAAAGGCGACCCAGACAAGTATAAAGAAATTAAAGGACTAGATTTAACAGTTCCCAAAGATGTTTTCACACTACATAAATTTGTAGATGCTCTGGGAATCAAGGACAAAACATTGTCTCTGATGCTGGATAACCTACACAAGAAAGAGGTTCTTCCTAATATTATGTTTGATATTACTGCAAAGCATATCAATGATATAGCGAAGTTTATGCCTCGACTTTTGAGAGCGGGATATAATCCAGCAAATATTCATCTTATATGGGTTCTGACAAATTATCAAGTATCATTGAAGAACAATTTAGACCCAACAAGAGGTCGTATTGTGCCCGAAGATATTATGTTCACTACTCACGAGGGTGCCGCTCAGACGATGTTTGAGATGATTCAAGGAACTGGCAAGAAAATCCAGTTAAATGGTCAGATACACGTTATACTAAATAATAGAGAAAACACAGTGTTTTACTCTGACCCAAGTGGGAAGAAGAAAGAACGTATTAGTGATATAACAGGTAAGAAAAATTCTGATGTTATCAAGGATTTCAAATATCTTACTTTGAAAAAGCGTGGCAAAGGTATGGAAACTCAAAAGTCTATACAGAAACAGATTTATCAATGGATTGTGGACAATATTCCTACAGGAGATTTACTTAAAGCCCTAATCGACCGCGGAGCGAAAGCGGGAAGAGCAAGGTCCGAAAGGTAGAATGGAGACTTATTATGACTAAAAAAGAGTTGTTGAAAAAATTGGAAGCAGGGCCCGTTAGATGTAAGATTAATGGGAAATTGCGTCAATTAACAAGAATGGCATCTACTAAAGAAGCGAAAGATTTTATCACTTCATTAGATGAGGGTGCAAACATCGGAGTTTGGGATATGGGAGATGCAGTTGTATGTTCTATTCAAAACAAGGATGTTAAATCAGTAATAGGGGTGGGGTTGGACAAGCCTGATGAATAAGAAGCAAAAAGCGGTACGTGATTCAGTATCTGGCTATACACTTTCACCAGAACAATGGGCCTTAGAAACCGATGACTATAAAGAATTTAGGAAAACTAGAAAAATGAAAAATACAGAATTTAAGGAATATAGAAGCAATATCGATGAGGGGAAGTTTAGCAAAGCCCTTATTGATAAAGCAATCAAGATTGCCAAAAAGAGTTCTGGTCAGATGACTAAGGCTTTTATGGCGATAGAAAAGATTAAAAAAGGACTTGGGGATGACCCATTAGTTGCTAAAGAATTGCAACTTGCTAATGAAGATACTCTAAAGATTGGAGAAGTTATCATTGAGCATCCTAACCTAACTTTAAAGTTTAAAGATTTTCGTGACGGCACCAGGCACACAAAAGAGCATACAGAAGCACTTGAAGAAGCCAAGAAAAAGGGTACCGATGAGAGTGGAATGACTTCTGCCCAGAAGAAAAAATTTGATGTGTTGTATAAGAAAATGGCTGGTGGCAAAGAACATAAAGCAATCAGACAAAAAGCAAAGAATATGATTAAAGCGGATGATGAATTCCACGCTCTAGTTAAAAAGATGGCAATGGAATCATTAGATGAAGCCAAAACAAAATATAAAATCGACCACAAAACATTTAGTGGGGCAGTAGAAGAAGCAATGAGTGTGGCAACTAAAGCCAAGTACGAAGTAGATGAAGATAGTTATTTTCACGAAATCGCTACTGGTCCACGCAAACCAGGTGAAGGCAAGACAAACACCTACAAGATTGATTTGACCAAGAACGGAAAAATCGATAGAAAAAAACTACAAATTCAAATTTATGGCAAAGGTAAACACGGCTATGAATTGAATTGCTATATAGCATAAGGAGAATATTATGGCCGATAATAAAGTTGAAGATGAAAAAGGTGTTCTAAAGGCAGCCATTCAGCAAAATAAAGATTTGAAGGCAGCCCAGGTTATTCCTGAAGAGCGTCCAAAAAGCGAAGACCGACAAGCCCGTGGGTCTAAAGAAATTTTTGAGGAATTAAATAATGAGTAGAAGCAAAAAAGAACTGAAGAAATTGAATAAGGTACAACTTGAAGCCTATGGACGTACTATAGGAATTGAGTTAGATAGGCGTTTGGTTAAAGCCGACCTTGTCAAACAATTGATTGAGCATCAAGAGAGTGAAGTTTCTGAACACACTCACGAAGATGGCACAATCCATTCTCACCCTGCTGGAGATGTAGAACATTCTCATTCAGAAGAAGTAGAGCATACACACGATGATGGTGTAACTCACACCCATTCTGCCGGGGATACAGAACATTCTCACGCAACAGACGAAAAGGAAGCCGTGAAAATCAAGGAAGTGTTAGAGAAAGTTGTTGAAAAAGTAAAAGAAGGTGTTGGAAAAGTTTCTGGACACGTACTCTTACGTGATAAATCAACTGGTGCGTGGACAAGTGGTCCTAAGCCTAAGGGCAGTCAGACCGGAACGTCTCGAGGAGCACCTTTCTGGGAGGTTTAATAGATGTTTCTAAAAGTAATATCTACAGAGATAACACAAGAAATTGAACCAAAATGTCCATATAAGGTTGAGCCGGTAAAAAATGATGATGAAGATGTTACCCGAACCAATAGAAAATTACTTTCCGACCCTAAACAATCAGAATATGATGTTCTATATGGCGGCCCATTACGCTGATAAGCAGGGCGACGGTAGTGATGAATTCTTTGAAGATATCAATCGCATTAAATATATAAAGCGATTGATATCCAAGTATTGCGATACGGGAGAATTGAAGAGTAGATTGCTAATGAATCATTTGTTGGTTCTAGTTAATTTGTTTGGCCCATTGGCTTGTACTCGTATTTTGATGTACAGGATTGATGCTAATTATCACGAGATTATTGCGACATTTTTGAATGAGATAAATGCTTTAACACCAGATATTAAATCGCTAGTGACGATTGATAAAAAAGTACAAGAAATTATAAGGGCAGATATGAAATGACAACCACGGGATTTAAAAAAGACGGCGACATTAAGAAATTTATATCTATAATGGAAGCAGGTCAAGGTGGTGGTTCTGCAATGATGGACTTGTATTTTGTGTACAAGTTCGCAAAGTTCATATCATTAGACTGGACTGAATGGGAAGCATATAAGTTGGGTATCATTGATGACAAAGGAAATGTCATTATGAAGAAACGCTCAACACCTGACCAGAAAAATAACTATACGCTGTTTCATAGACTACTACGAAAATTAAAACAACTTCTTGAAAAAGTGCCTGGTATGAAGGGCAAATTAGGTAAGGCGGCAGCCGCATACTTTTTGTTCAAAGAAGAAATGTGCAAACACGGTGCGAATGGAGAGATGCTAGACGAAGCCTTTGTCGAGCATTGTAATAATATTATGACGTTGACCGAATCACTGCAAATGAAAGCATTGATGGAGAATCACGTACTTTTGGAGAACTTGAAATGAGTATCGATGAGAAAAGAAATTATAGCCAAGAATACGCCAACTATCACGGGTCAGCGGAACAAATTGCCAGACGTTCTAGTCGCAATAAGGCCCGAAGAGCAATGGGTGATAAAGCAGTAAAGGGTATGGATGTCGGTCACGCTGATAACGACCCTATGAATAATGACCCAAAAAATCTACGAATGGAAAAACCATCTGATAATCGTAGAGAGCCTCGTTTGCGTGAAAAGAAAAAGAAGAAGCCGATTTATGCTACCAATATTGATGAAAGCGTTACAGTAGGTGATGGTGGGGGAGCAGTTAATGTTCAGAAAGATGTACCCCTATTTACTGCACCTGATGGAACAGCATTCGGAAGCAATTATTGGACTGCACCAGATTCTGATACGTATGCTAATGTACGTCTCGGACGAAAGAAACATCAACGATGGAACTCATTTGTAGGGAAGACAGATTGGGCAAGGGGAGTGTCAGCATACGCTAAGAAAAATCCAAAAGGCGGAATGCTAATGAAACATCCTCGTGACCCAGTGTTTCAGGTAATCAGGCGGTAAAGGTAATGTCAACTAAACTACTATTCTGTAGTAGCGAAATTGTACCTGTAATTTGCCCTTTCCGAACTTCCACACCAAAGGTTTGTTGCTGTACTTGTCCGCTAAAATGGGAATGCCACAAAAAGCAAAAAGAAATCGCTGAGGAGTCGAATGACTACTCAAATATCCTACCTTGTGTCAAATTGTCCGAAGAAGAGGACGATATAGATTATTGCAACGATTGTGATTATTTAACTTGACAAACCATTCTAGTTCGTGTATAATACTACAATGGACTATATAGACACAAAGTATATCGGAATTCTTGGGGTACGCCTCGAGCAATTCAAAAAGAAGGGCAAATCGCTCTGGAATTTCAGGTGTCCGTGTTGCGGAGATTCGTCAAAAGACAAAATCAAAGCACGTGGCTACATTTTTGAAGTCAAAGGCGATTGTATGTATAAGTGTCACAACTGCGGAATCGCTATGGGATTGACACAGTTGATTGACCAAGTCGCCCCACCCCTTAAACGAGAATACGTACTAGAGAAATTTGGCACGAGAAAGAAGCCGTCTGCAAGAGTAAAGGAGCAGAATCAGGATTTCTTCAAAACCAACAAAACCCCCTCCTTCGCTGATAATCCACTCAAATACTTAACTAGTATCAATCGATTGGCTGCGGACCACCCTGCTAGGGTTTATGTCGAGAGTAGACTAATACCCTCCCACCAGCACACTAGATTGTTCTATACAGACACTTTCCAAGAGTGGACTAATTCAATAGTCAAAGATAAATTCAAAAATATCATCAAAGATGAGGGTCGCCTTATCATTCCATTTTTCGATAAGAAAGGGAAGATGATTGCTTTCCAAGGACGTTCTCTTGATAAACACAATCCTCTACGTTATATAACTATTAAAGTAACAGAAGATGAGTGTAAATTATTCGGTCTTGATACAATAGATGAACGCAAACCAGTTTATGTTGTTGAAGGACCATTAGACAGTCTGTTTATAGATAATGCAATTGCAATGGCTGGTTCAGACCTTAGTGCAAATTGTCATCTAAATAGTCAGACCGAGTTTGTTATCGTAATGGATAATGAATGTAGAAATGTAGAGATTGTAAAGAAGATAGAAGCGTTTATCGAGAAGGGATATTCAGTTAGTATTTGGAGCGAAAGCATCAAAGAAAAGGATATTAATGATATGGTACTTTCTGGTATGACGATTAAAGATGTTAATTTAGAGATTAAATCGAGGACATTTAAAGGTCTTCAAGCAAAGATGGCCCTTAATAAATGGAAACGTGTGTAAGGAGATAAACATTGTTCAATCCAGACTGGCTATTGATACTGGCTATTGTTGCCAATCTCGTTACAGCAACGACTATCTATTTACTCACATCTGGAAATATTAAACTAGGTGCATACACTGGACTAGGTGGTCAGTGTTTGTGGTTGACATACATATATTTGACTGCATCTTGGGCATTCTTGCCTGGAGATATATTCATATTTGGTATGTATTGTAGAAAAGTACACAAACATTTTGAATTGTGGTGCAAAAAGAAAGACGATGATTATCCTCAATATTTGAGTGGAAAAAGGAGCAAAGATGCCGATATTTAGTTTTGAATGTGATAAGTGTGGTCTAGAAGTAGACCGAATGATGAAATGGTCTGAGAAAGGTATGGAAGACCAAGTAGGATTCTGCGAATGTGGGTCTGAAAAATGGAATAAAATAATGAAAGTCAGCCATAGCAAAACGGCAATCTCAGACGAGGACCGTGGTGCTGGAGATTTAATCGGACATAGTTGGAGGTGATTACAATGGATAAGGTAGCAAAGCCGTGGGACAAAGTAATGCAAGCGTATTACAAGCAGACTGTACGGGATAACAAAAAGCGCCTAGAAGAAAACCTTGCATACGAAGAAGTATTTGGTGGCTCAGGCACACAGATGACTTGCGAAGAAATATTAGAAATTTTTCACGCTGGTGGTGTTATTGTTGATGTGCGAAATCCAGTTGATTGGAATGCTGGTGGAAAACTTCATAATGCAGTTAATGTACCACACTCAAAACTTCTTAGATGGTGTGATGCAAATGACAACGTAACAGAAAATACTCCAATCTTGGTCTATTCAAATCACGGTAACTTGGCAAATACAGCCAAAGTAGACTTAGAGAAAAGCGGGTACAAAAACGTAACAAATATTGGAACCCACAAATGGTACAATCTATGCAGTTAAACTTACTAGGAGTATTTAATGATAACAACTAATGTGCAATGTGATGAGTGCCAGGCAACTTGCATAATCGAACACCAATTAGATGATGATGTTTACAAAGTAATTTCTTGTCCGTTTTGTGCAGGTAGTGATATTCACACTGATGAAGAAATGGAATGACCTATGATAGTTGGAATAGATTATTCAATGACTTCACCAGCAATATGTTGTTGTGAAGGAGAATTTAAATATGAATCCTGTAAGTTTATGTTTATTACAAACAGGAAGAAATCAGAGGGTCAGTGGTCACCTAATATAGTTGGACTGCCTCTATATGAGTATGCAGATAATCTAGAACGATTTACCAAACTTGCTAAGATAACTGTAGATTTCATTCGAGAGAATATTGTATATAATGGCTACACCATTCATATTGGTCTTGAGGGCTATGCGTTTGGAGCCAAGGGTCAGGTGTTCAATATAGGAGAGAACACGGGCATTCTTAAATATACACTAAACAAATTCAGCCAAGGAGAATTGAAAATATTTGCACCATCTGAGATAAAGAAATTCGCTACTGGAAAGGGAAATGCCAACAAAATTCTAATGTATGAAGCATTTGTCAAAGAAACAGGTGATGATTTAGCCAAACTATTTGGAATTGATGAATACA